TCTTTTATAAACTGTTTAAAGCTTTTCATTTCTCTTCTCTTCTTTAACTCGTTGAAGTAATTCGGCTGTACTGCCAACAAACACTGCTTTTTCAACTGTTACAGTAGTTTCTTCTTTTTTGCCATTATCTTTAAGGTCTTTAGTCTTCTTCTGCAAATCGTAAAGGTCTTTGGTTGTATCTGCCACAGTTTTCATAAGTGTAGCCAAAACTTCATATGCTCTTGGACTTTCCGACTCTTTAGCTAAGTCGGTAATGCCTTCAATAGCCTGATTGCCTTTACTAATCAAATCACGAAAAGTTCTGCGAGAAAGATTATAGTCGGCTTTTATGTCATCTTCCTCATGCGGAGTATTGACTGTAACTTCCTGTTCTTTCTTTGGCGGTATAATTTCCACACTTTTTGAAGATTCTATACCAAGAGCTTCACTTAGCGCATCATGTGTCTTACTCATATTGTATTAGGCCACTCTGTAATAGTTGTTGTATATCCGTAATCATCTTCAGGTTCAGCATCAATAGGATTAGGTTCAATCTTGATCTCAACCAACTTGAGCGGAGCTGCTTCAAAAGATGAAAGATTGTAAGAAGCATTCGTAGATACCGCTATAATCTTACTGTTTGTCGTAAACGTACCTTGTGCGCCTGTAATCACAAGCTTGCCTGTGTTTGCATTCCATGCAAATACTTTACCGAATGCTGTAGCAGTCTGATAGTTACCGCCCTGATAGACAGTATCATCTATCTTATATGTTCCATTATTTCCGTTGTTTGTGTTAACACGAACAATAGATCCTGCTTGAAGACTATCATCATGATAGATATTTGTAAAGACTTTTCTGATGATACCCTGAGTGGCAACTGGACCAAAATAGTATGTTTTCATTGTAAAGTTGAGTGTCCATGAAACATATCTAACAGAGTCAAAGTTACCTTCATGTTCAATAGTGTTTGTTACGTTGTTCAAAACAATAGGAATGTCTTTGAGAAAGTCCATCTCAGGAATAACATTGGCCGTGATCGTATAACCAGGAGCAAAATAAGGTAAAATTTGCTCAACAATATGGGTACCATCGTCCACATTACGAGCATATATTTGAAGATCGAAAGATAGATTGTATGGTACACCCATGTATTGAGTTGCAAACTTGCTTGAAGTGTTTGCACTACTATTTCTTATTAGAGAGTTTTGTTTTCTGGTAGCATCGTATTGAAAGCCAACAAGTTCAAACGACATGCGAGGAAGCAAAACCTGAATAGGTCTGTTCAAATCAGGATCCGCTCTTAGTCGTGAAAAGTACTTTTCTTTTGGAGCATATACGATAGGCACTTTAAAGCGTTCTATTTCACTGCCAGTTTCCTTGTTCTTTCTCATTACGGTAATAGTATTGAACATATTACCAAAAAGAATAACATACTTACGAGTTAGCTGATGATAAAAGTATTGACTTGATAGCATTATGGAACTCCAAATGGATTAATTTCACTCAAATCAATAAATGTAGCGGCCTCATTTTGAATAACTCTGTTATCACTATCATCATAATCAACTAAGTCTGCCAAATCATCACTGCTTGTTAGAGTATAACGAGTGTTTGATGTGACGCCAATAACAGGTAGAGTATTACTAAATGCTCCCTTGATGTTTACAACTTCCAAAATCTTGTTTTCTGGAATCCAATGCTTGACTTCGGCAACCACTGTAGCATAAGCAAGATTTGCTCCCTGATAAACATTTTCGTCAAGAATGTAATTGCCAGATCCGTTGCCAAATGTAAGCTGAATGGTATATCCAGAAGAATGTTCAATCGCGTCAATTGCATCATCTCCTGTCTCAAAGTCTTCGTTGCTATAACGGAAGACTTCGCAGCGCAATTCATAGATATAAGGATTACGCTTACCTAGTGAGAAGAATAGCAGTTCTTCTTCAACGAACTTGATTTCAAAAATTTTAGCTAACAAAGGAACATAGATCAGATCACCTTCGCGAGGTCTGATAGCGATAGTTTTTGGAACATATCTTTCAAACGTTCTACGAGAAATAACAAAGTTTGATGTATCACGAATTTCTAGACCAAACTTAGAGAAGAAGTCGCCGTCGCCTTCATAACCTTCAACGTTGGCTAGATACATTTCCATTCTGTATGCACGACTAAATTTGGAATTGACACTCTCGCCTAATACATCATCAGCAGAATCATATACTTCTCTAGGAAGATACTGAACGTCATGTCCCATAATTTGAATAGATTCAACAATCAAATCCTCTAGTAAAAGATTTTCGTTTGTCGTTGCTGGATTAAAATTGTTGAAATAATTTGAGGTTGCCATGTCTTATCCAAGAAGAAACTGAGGTGGTTCTTCGTATGTGTTACGGATTAAGTCTTCTATTTCTTTAATTTCGGCAACAGCTTCGTCATAGATTTGCTGACCGTTCATAGTAATACCGCCAGGCAACTGCATACCACCAAACTTCTTCATATTGTTGCCCCAAACTCTCTTGATATAAGAAGTTGTCAGACGCTTGAGCATTCTATCATTCCACACATCAGTATATGTGTCAGGATCGACTATTATGAAACCTTCAATAACTAGCCACTCGTCTGGCTGAACCATTGCCCAGTTCATGTCCAAATATAGCTTGTCGGTATGACGATTGAAACGAATTGGTTGTTCACCAGAAAATAGCAAGTCCAGTGTGCGAATGTGCTGCATTGTCAAAACATAGTTGACATATGATGTGGATGTAAAGTCATACAGTTCATGTAGGCGCAACTGATAGCGCAAGTCAAACATATTGATCGTGGCGTTAGTCGTGCTTACAGGAAAAACTCTATTTACACCAATGATGTTTTCTGTGATTGGAATGTATTGATTGGTAATGTTTTCGGCAGTAAGTTTATGCTTGAGATACCAACGTTCTACTCCATCAAAATGAAAATCTTGAAAGTATTGTAGAGACATGTCTACACAGTCATCAACTTGATCATCATCAACGTTGATCTGAATAACTGGATGACCCAATTGTCTTAGGCACCAATCTTTGTGTTGTTCTCTGCTTGCTGGTATAGCCATTTTTTTACCTCTTTATAGAGTATTTATATGTTAGGTGGTTCTGGCCATGTAAAATTGAATGGATCTTCTACTGTATCTGGCAAATCTCTGAGAGCTTGTCGATAATCTGATATGGCCTGTTGCTTTTCTGGAGTATATCTCATCCAACGATCAGGCAAGACCAAAACGTCAGTTTCTTGTAGCTTCTGATCTCTTTCAAATCTTAGACCTGCCCAAGTAGCATGAAATTCTTGTAATTCTCTTTCAGTCGCTTCTTCTTGAGTAAAAGGAACTTCAAAAACTCCATCTAATGTAATTACAGTGTGAAAGTATTTTGTCATTTTTATTCCTTAACTATAAGCATAGACATAAACTGTTCCTGCGTCAAAATTACCAGAAGCAAAACCAAATCTAACATTAGACAATGCTGCCGTGCCGCCAGCGCCTGGAAGTTCCCATGTTCCTACATTTGAACTAGAGCGATCTTGTGGGCTTGTATTCCATACTATAACTTTAGTTGATGTTGTTGCAGATGGTCTGTAAACAAGTATGTGTCCGTTTAATGCTGTAGAAGCCGCAACAGGCGGAGAAATGTTTATTGCTGTCGTAAACGTTACACCCTTATCATCCGAAAACTGAATCCTAAGTGGCTGAGAAGTTGCTGCGCCATGACTCAGACCTCTAAGCATAACACTAAGATGAACAGGTGCCGGCCCTGACCAATTTATAGATCCTGCAGTAACCCAACTATAATCTGCCGTAGTACCTGTTCCTACAGAAGCGGCTGCTAACTGTTTTCCTCCAAGTTCTGACTGATGCCAACCGTCCAGCTGATCGGCATCTAATAATGATCCTGTACCATCAACAGTCAATAATTTGCTTAAAACATCTGCTGCTGTATACGATGAAGAAGGTAGTGCCGCATTCGCAACAGCAAATGCCTGATTTGCTTGACTAAACGCTACGTTACCTCTTAAGAAGGCTCCTGCTGCCCATGTTTCAGCAGTGTTAGCATCAGCGAAGGCTTGATTTGCTTGAAAGAATGCTGCATTGGCATGAAGCCATGCAACGTTACCTCTTAAGAAGGCTCCTGCTGCCCATGTTTCAGCAGTATTAGCGTCAGCGAAGGCTTGATTTGCTTGAAAGAATGCTGCGCCAACAGAAGTTGCCGTCGCATAATATGAACCTTGTTGACCATCAAGTAAGTCAGCATCTAGTCCAGATCCTGCGCCGTCATTAGCATCGTGCCACATTTCTCGCCACGTGCCCCAAGCGGTAGCATTAGTGGCAGTTCTGAGATACACATTTCCATTATCAGTAAAACCTAATTGATGAGGAAGACCACCAGAAGTATCAATCCATTGTTGAAGATGAAGTACACCATGGAATGTACCGCCATCATTTAAACCGTCTGTCGTATTTGTTTTTAGATGTAGAGTTAATCCTGTATTGCCTGATGTGATAGGTGCAAAATCGATTGCTCTTGTG